ACCCGAATCGATCCGGGGTAAATAGCAGCCATGAGTACCGTCCTTTGGTCACACTCATTGTGTTACTTTTATGGTTCTAGGTCAGGTCTAAAGTGCAGACTCCAATGCCGACACCCGGGTTTCGAGTGCATGTATCCGTTCCTGCAGCCCGTATCCGGGGGTTTCTTTGGTGGTCCCCAACCACACGGGTGTGTCCCGATCGTCGTTTTCAAAAACAACCCATACCTGATCACCGGCACTGGGTTTAACGAGGTAGCCCGCTGAGATGACGGGCCATATCCATCCAGTGCGTCCAGAACCCGTGATCACTGGGATCATTACTTTAATTCGTCCAAGGTTTCTTGGGTCACGGCTGTCGGAGACAATTGCCCTGTAGATCACGCCCCAATACCACCCGTGACATTGATAACGACGTCGTCACTTGAAATGATAAATATCTCATCGGATGCAGCCTCGATGATGTTGCTGCTGTATCCACTGGCTACTCGTTTAAGAACGGAGACGGTGACACTACGCGCCACGCCGAGAGATGTGATGAGAGCGATGATGTCTGACATCGTTATCACCGCCCCAAACGGCATTCGCGCATAGTCAAATTGTTCGAACAAAGCCTGACTGACGACTTGAATGCAGTCCACTTGCCGCAAAGAGTCAATGGACTCCACATCGATGGTGATGGCAACAGGGGAGTAGATAGGGTCCGTGATCGTCAGTGCTGTCCCAATCAGGGACGCTGATCCGACAAGTGAATCCACAGACGACTGTAGATCATTTAACTCTACAGTTGATTCCCACAATGATGTCACTTCGTTGTAGGCGAACCCGGGACGATCTTCCGAGCCTCCCACATTTCTGTATGGCGCCACGCACAGCAGAACCGAACTGGGTGTGGACGACTGCGCACTAGCCTTCCCGCAATTTGGAATACTTAATGCGATATTTTGAAAGTCTTCAACGGTCACCGCCCGACCAGCGGTCCGGTAGGTCTGTCGAGCATTGAATCGGACCGACTCTGTGTCCTCAGGATCGGTTCCTTCCGCGCCCGGTGTGTCGTTGGTGACGCTGAGGGACCCAACGAGAACAGCCAACTCGGTAGATGTCACTCCCGGAATGTCGGTTACTTCTTGAATGGAACCTATTGGCACGTTTCCGTTTGTCCCATCCACCACTCGGTATGTGGCGTACAACGCGTATCCAGTCGCAGGAACTAATCCCGAGACACCATCCCCAAATTCAACAAAGGTGATATTGTCGCCCGTGTCACGAACGCGGTACACCCGTGACAACGGTGAGTAATCTGAGATGTGGTCCACGCGCTGCCATGGCTGGTAGTTCACACCATCAAAAACGTAGACCTGAACAGATTCACGTAATACGTTTGAGTCAGGTACTTCTATGATCTGTCTTGGATTCCCATAGGAGAGCCCCAAGGACTCGCCATACCCTGCAGGACCCAACCGCGTTTCGCCCTGCGTTCCGTTGACAATTTGGGATGTGTTGCTGGCGATGATCAGTTGGTCGTCCGTTTCAAAGGGGATATTGAGGTACAGGTCGTTGACCGTTACCCGCGCGGAAACGACGGTTCTTTTGGGAATAAGAATCGGGTTGGCAGACGTGTTGATGAAGGTCAGTTGCACTGAGGAAGGGGAGTACCCCGCAGACTCGTATCCCAGATCCCGGGCCAGCGCAAGAACATTTTGACGACGGCGAGCAGTCGACAACGAGGACTCATTGGCAGCCCTGTCAATGTAGTAAGACATGAGGTCACCCATGTACGCGAATGCCTCGACCAGTGCGACACCGAAGTCGGACTCGTCGGTGCTGTTCCACTCGGGAATTCGGGCCTTGACTCTGGCTATTAAGTCTTCACGAAGGGACGCGTAGTCGCGTGACGTGTAATCAATTTGAACGGGAAGTGTCTCTTGGTTCATATTCACCTATCCGATTAGCACGCTGTAGGTCAGCGGACCCGTTTGTTCAAACTTAGGAATGCGGTAAATGACAACGAGATTCAAGGTACCCGCGTCGTCTTCGGCAATTTCAGTACTTTCAAAAGTAACGTCGGGTAACCAGTCTGAAAACGCTGTCCGCATTTCAACGTCGGCGTAACCGGGAATGTTGGGCAAAATGTCTAGCAAGTCGTTCGGAAGATTGGAACCAAATCGCGGAAGCATGACTCGTTCACCGCGCGCTGTCGCTACAACGGTTTTAACACGGTCTGCCCAGATTTTGGAAAGATCATCCGTGGTGGTGACTTTCCCATAACTGTCCAAACGAAAAGGAAGGCTGACGGCTTTCATGTCCTCATTCTCCGTGCCTCAGGTTATGTTCGCAGGGTTAAATAGTTGACCCAGTAGGCGTATAAGGAGTCACCCTCCACATATTCGGTTTTGAGAACAAATAAGCGTGTGTTGGTAAAATCGTCGTTGTAAAAAGACTTAGTAAGTTCTGATCCATAGTCGCGGTTACTAGAGTTCATCACCCGGGGATACTTAGAAAACCCGGTCACCGCATCCGTAGAAACAACGACGTTAGACACGTACGAGGCGTTGTCCCCCTTGGTAAATACGTGGGTTACTTCTTTAACAAGCCAGTAACCGCTGAGGTTTCGGTCCTTAAGTTCCAGCCTCGCGGGTCGGTAAGGATCAATCCATGGATCTCCAACCACCGTCATCTTGACATCGATGGCCATAAGGCCCCTGTCTGCTTGACCTTTTGCTGCCAGAGCGGCTTCTTTTCGGCTAAAAAATGTCTGATTTTTAACGTTTGCTATGTAGGCACCCTTGCTCCGCATGCCCCCTGTGAACATCGAGTCCGGGGTACTTGACTCTGTTTGCGTTTCTCCTGTCATCGGGTCTACAAATGTTGCTTGCGCTGTGTACGTTAGGTTGTCTGGGTCATCAGATGTGTCTCCTACCCATGAATCGATACTTTCCACATTGGGTCGGTCTTCTCCAAAACTGTAATCTCTAAAAACTATAGGACGGTTGTAAATTTTTCCAACAATCATGGACCGAATCGGAAGAAAGTAAATAGTTGTTGCCTCTACTCGAAGCGTGTACCCTGTCTGCTTGGCTAATCGTGTCATTAACTTCCAGTTGGATTCACCGGACTGGATGACGGTTCCTTTGCGTAAACCGTGTTGCTCGGTGACGACTCTAAAATTGAATTGCGCACCAATTTGTTTTACTATCTCGGCAGCCGACATGTCGGTAAATGTTCTTTGTTCTGTTTTTCGAAATACTCTCGACGCAGCCACGCAGATTAGTTCCCTGATATAGGTTCCCTCTGCGTCAGAGATTAGTCTTACGGAGTTTACGTACCCGTAAAATATGTTAACTCTGAAATTCAGACCTTCTCGCCATCCCGCTCTTGTTGACGGAGTTCCCCAGTAAGTAACAGTGATAGGAGTCCCCGGCCGCATACTTTTGATCCAGTCCAACTTTGTAGAGGAAATCCTTATAACTGCCGTGTCGTGCTCATTAATTTGTTGATGTATTTCGCAGCGAAGGTACTTAATCGTGGCAGTAGAGTTTACCTTTAAAGGAAAAGCGACAAGCCAACCACCAGTGAGTCGACGAGACGTGGGCTCCGTGATTGTTTGAGTTGACTCTGTCATGAAATTATGACCATGTCCCCGGGTGCCAAGGAAAGTGGATCCAGTAAGTCAGGATTCTTATCCATGAGAACCCACCACTGATTTGGGGAACCCAGTATCCGGTTAGTGACGCGATCCAGACGAACACCTTCTTGCCACGTCACTGCGGACGTTGACCCCGCCGTTCCACGATTAAAACTTGGACCTCGCATGACGGTAGGTCGCGTTAAGCCACTTCTTCCGTCAAGTGTGTAGAAGACGGGTTCTCTTTCGTATCGGCTACCTATTTTTATCATGTCAAACTCGCAAAGTTTACAACATCAGGAAGTCTTTCAAAACCAAGGTTGACTCTTGTCACGGTTGGTACCATGTTTTCTGTGAACTGAATATGTGTGTAGTTGGCACTGGAGAGACGGGCCCGATACACCATCTTGTCGCTAAGGTGGAGCACCAGCGGAACAAACCACGCCAAACCAACGTCGGCGGTCATGCCCCGCCACGTTGTTTCCCATTGCCTTCCTCTGACACTTCTAAACAAG